ATATCTCAAGCATATTTTCGTCTTTGTCTACGATAGCTTCTCAAATCACCACTATTCTGTCTGATATAACGACTATAAACACGACACTTATCTCTCTCCAAACTCAGATAGACACTATAAATACAACTATAACAAGTATTCTGTCTGATATAACTACTATATATTCTGATATTTCGACTATAAATTCATCAATTACATCTATATTGTCTTCCATCAGTACCATTAATAGTACACTTACATCTCTTCAATCTCAAATTAATACTATTAATACTACTATTACTACCATTCAAAGCGATATCACTACTTTATTTTCAGACATAACAAACATAACCACTGTTTTATTGCCTGCAGTATATACCTATATAGACGATGCGATTACGAACATTACCAATAATTTTATTGCTGGTGGTGTTATCGATATGAATGATAACAGAATTATTAACTTACCATGTGATCCAGAGGAAGATGACGATGCTATAAGTTTCTGTTTTCTTTGGCACACTTTACACGATGAGGTTACCGTATCATGGTCATGAGCAGCAATATTACAATTAATAATGTTAACCCTGATTTAACAGTTTTGGGATCTGTCCAAAGGATTATATATGACTCAACCGATCCTTTAGTTAGAACTGAAGTTTTTGGTCAATTCGTTCCTATCATTGGTACGAACTCTGTTATTGACCTAGAGTTGCGAAATTCTAACTTAGCAGGGTTTAGGCTTAAACAAACGAGTGCCACCACAGATACATTCGCTTTTGGTAAGTTGGAGCTTCAATATTATGTTAATGATGCAGACACTACCGGCACTACGGTATGGCAATATTCGCCGGGTACGACAACTGGTGCTCACACATTTTATTCTGGCTCTCCGCCGAGCAGCAATAGCCTTATCCTTACTTTAAATAATACGGCAGCGATATATGCAAAGCCTATTTATGGAAGACGCGTGACAGGGCTCATGTATTTTTCATCTAATGCGACTGCGACAACCACAATGGTTGCCAACACATGGATGAAGGTGCTGGGCACTACTTTCTTAGCTGCTACTGGCAGTGAAATTACGATGCCTTCAAACAATAGGTTAACATTTACAAGCTCTGATCCATCAAATCCAGTCCCTACAGTTTTCCTTACTGCGAATTTTATTTTTAAAAATGCTGGTGCAGCTTCTGCGGCGATTACTACATTTGCTATTGCTAAGAACGGCGTTTCAATTAATCCAGTTTCACTTACTACTATTGCGGCCAGTTCGACTAATTACAACTCAGTGAGCATAAGAGTTATGACAACTGCCTCAAATGCAGATTATTTTGAGCTTTGGGTGGCGAATTCTGTAACAAATACCCCAGGAATCATCGTAACTGATGGTTCAATATCTATTGAGTCTGCTTAACTTTTTAATAAGGAATGATTATCTATGTCTGGCACATCATCAAGTAAATTTACCGCGGCGGCAACTGTTCCTAACCAAGAATCATGGGGACATTATCAAAGATTTACATTTGAGGACACATTCCCTCATGTGAGGTTACAGGCTTTTAGCAAATTTGCTCCTACTGTTATCAATACGTCTACAATTGATATTGAAACAAGGAATTCAAAATATGCTGGCTTTAGATTTCAACAGCTAAGTCAAACTACAGACAGTAATCAATTTGGATCATTTTATTTCAAAAGCTTTCTTGCTGATGGCGCGGGAACAAATATATATAGCTTTGATGGCACAAACTTTAATTTCTATTCCCCTGTATTCATGACTCAACCTCTTGATATGGGGAGTCAAAAGATTACCCACTTGGCAAATCCTTCAGCTTTAACAGACGCTATTAATCTTGGATATGTTGAAACTTTAATTAGCGGATCTGGTCTTGCATTAACTGGTGATGTAACTGGATTGGGAACTATAAGTGGTGGAGTTCCTACCACGATCGTTTCAAAACTTAATCAAATACCAATCCCAACAGGTTCTGTCGATTTCAATTCCCAAAATATCATAAATGTAGGAAACATTGGGGTAGGCGTTTCTTCTCCGAATATCCAACTTCAATTTAGCAATGCATTGAATGATTGCAAAATTTGTTTTTATCAAATTGCTGCTAATCAGTTTCAAGTTTATGGTATCGGCGTTATTGCTGGCACTCTAAAATATAGTATTGGTAATAATACCTCTAGTCATGTTTTTTATGCAGCTGCTTCAAGCACAGCATCTACAGAACTCTTTAGAATTCATGGCTCAGGGTATGCAACAGTTTTGCTAGGAGATGGAACATTCTATAGCCGCGTTCCGTCTGCTACTTGGTTTAAAGCAGGTAGTGCTTCTACCACTACTACCGCAGCTAATACATGGATAAAAGCTGTTAGCACAAGTTCACTTGCTCCTCCAAACAGGCAGTTCACATCTTCAACTAATAGGATAACTTTTACAGGTTCTGATTTATCAACTGATTCTAAGGGGATGTTTTCAGCAACTGCCGTTCTTTCGCCAAGTTCGGGTACGCCTAAATTAGGGCTGGCTGTTTATCTTAACGGAACTAATATATTGGGGTGCCAGGCATATGTTAGCCCTACAGTAGCTGGTGGTATATATACTCTATCAATTACTAACACCATGTGTGACCTTAATCCTGCTGATTATTTGGAGATATGGGTTTTGACAAGCACAGCTACCACATTAACTGTCTCAGAATTGAGCCTATCGTTTATAGCATGTTAACTTAAAAGGAGATTATTAAAAATGAACCCTAACCAAAACCTGATCGATTATCAGAAGCAATTATTGCAAATCAATTTGGATCAAATAAATTTTCTAAATTTTGAGATTTCAACCGTCCAAAGGGCTATTTCTTCTGCAAATGAAAGTATAGTATTTTTTGATGGTCAGATTGGAGAATTTAATAATGAAATTGGTGCCCTTGAAGCAGGGAATGTTCTGATTAATCAGACAATAGATATATTGACTGCTAGCTAATATCTATTTAATATCTAAGTTGTTGATAACTAAGTTAATTATGAAAGGTTTTATATATGATGCATGTTACTGATCCAAAAACTGCTACTAACATCCAATCGATTATGTTTTATGCAAAGGCAATTTGCGATGCTGCTGCGTACGTTATGCAATCTCCAAAAGACACAGCTGATCTTGATCAAGCGAAAGCTTATTACAGAGAGAAATCCCAGACTTTGAAAGATATTCTTACGCAGGTTGAAGCAGACCTTGTCTAGCCCATATCAGTATCCCTGGGTAAATTTCTGCGCTCCAATGCGAGAGACAATCGACAGCTCGGAGCTTTTGTTTTATACGGCTCCTGCTGTCACTATTTTCGACAGCATTATTATAACGAATACGACTGAGAAAGAAATATTTGTTGATTTTAGGATATTGGGCGAAAGAACGCAGCCGGATTCTGACAATCCCACTGCAGAAAAACCATATGTAGCTTATAAGCGAGTTGTGGCAAAGCATCAAAGCATTGAGCTTCTGCCTAGTCCACAATCTCTGGTCATTTTGCAAGCTGGTGATTTTGCTTATGCAAATTCTGATTTCTCAGGAAATACCTTTAGCTGCCTAGTTGCAGGTCGCCAATTATTAGAAACAAGTATATAGGATTAATATGACAGAAGATACACAACCACAAGAGTTTGATCTACACAGTGTGTTTAACAAAAAGGACAATGCCGAGGCTGCTGTAGAGGAAACAGAAGAAGAACTCCCCAAAAAGAAAGAGCCAGTTAAAGAAGTTAAAAAAGAACCTGTTAAAGATTCAAGTGATGAAGAAGATGATCTTGGCAAAGAGCCTGAAGTTAAGAAAGAAGAAAAGCCTAAAGAGAAATCTATTGACTATCAATCAGAAAACGAGAAGCTTCAAAAGACTTTAAAGGATACCCAAAAATCATTTCATGAAGACAGGCGAAAGCTTTCGGCTTACAAAAGAGCCGTTGAAAAAATGAAGGAGGATGGCACTCTTTTAGAGGATGAAGCAAATTTACTCCTCGATCATACTCAATATGAAGAAGAATCAAATACTAATGCGAATGATCCAGTTCTTATTAAATATGGAAAAATTTGGGACAAAGAGCTTGAATATATGCGTAAATATTCTTCTAATGCTAGTGATATTAACAAGCATGTTTTAGCATTCCAGCATCTTATCCAGTCTGCGCCTTCTGACGAGGTCGAAGATATATTTTCAGACCTTTCCCAATACGAAGATGACGAAGTTGAGCTTACAAAGCGAATGATATCTTATGGGCGTGAATACAATGATGAAATCTATTCGGATATTCATGAAGCTGGAAGCATCAGGAAGTTAAAGTCGAAATATCAAGACAGAATTGATGAGCTTGAAAAAGAGCTTGACAAATCTCATAAGAAATACAATAGATTAAGAGAGAAACATCAGGATTATGATTCTGAACCTGGCAATCAGAGGGTTTCCTCTGGTGCAGGAAATGTAGATCATAAGAAAGAAGTTACTTTTGACATTGGTGCTATTTTTAATAAACAGTATCAACGTCGTTAAGTTTTTAGGTTTCCTACCTTTTCCCAAAGGCGCTTCCTAAAAACAAGTCTGAGCTTACTAGACGAGAAATTCTGGAATGAGACGACTAAGGTCTTACCTCATTCTACGAACGTACCCTACCTCAGTATGTAAAGAAGAAAATGGTTATCCACAATCGGTTTTGTGGATTTGTTATTTAATTTTTACATATAGAGGTTCTATTATGGCTGCTTATACTGCTGCTGTCCCTAACGCATACGATAATACGCTCATTCCACGTGAAGTGCGTGCCCAATATTTCGAAGAAGTTCTACTTTCAAGCCCATTGTCCATGTTTATGGGTGATTCCCCTGAATCTGTGATCCAGGTTCTTTACAAGAAAAATGGTACAGGTTCCACGACGACTTTTGCTTTCAGTCGTGAACTTGATTATAAGTCAGAGATTACCGGATACGGTCAGATTACTGGTACTGGCCAAGACTTGAAATTTTATGAAGATGAAATCACAGTCACTCAGCGTGCCCGTTCTGATAAACTCCAAGGTATTCAGCTTACTCAGCTAAACACTCCAATTGATATTTATAATGCGCTTAAGCCTAAGCTAATGACAGCTCACAAGCGCAACATTACTTATTCTTTGTTGAAGTCGGCAACTTTTGATTCTTATGGCGCTAACTATGCTGCTGGCCCAGTTATTGATCGTGTTCAATACGGAACTGATGCAACGCTTGGCGCTAACTATCAACAAAGTATGATCACTGGCGCTGATAATTTAGGTGGCAACGCTTACGGTACCGGTGGCTTATCTGTTCAGTCAATTAAAAATATGCGTGATATGGCAGTTTTGGGTGGCGTAACGTTTGAAAAAGAAAAACGTATTAGTCCATTTATGCTAAAGAGTCGTGAAGGTTTCCCTTACCCGATGTATGTCTATTTCATGTCTACAGCTTCATATAAGTCTTTAGAAGCTGACCCAGATTGGAAGGGCTTTTATAACCGCGGCCTTATTGAAATGCCAAATCAGCCTTCTAGCCTTGTTGGATCTTTCTTCCGCGGCCAGATTGATGGTGTCCTCATTTACGAAGTTCCAGAATTGGGTAACTTCAAACTTGGAACAGCTCAAGGGTTCGCTAATAATAATGCCTGGAACCTATTTTGTGGTGCGCAAGCATTTGGTCTTGTATGGCACAAAGAGCCTTGGTTCGTTCAAGAATTTACAAACATGGAAACTATTGTTCAGATGGCTATGTTGGAATTCCGTGGTGAGAAAGCTATTAAGTTCCCATCATTTACCAATGAATCTATTCCTATTGAAAATGGAATTATTCATCACATTGTTCGTTTGTAATTATTAAAATCTGGGTGCCATAAAATTGGCACCCTTTATTGAAAGGAAATTTATTATGGTTGCTTCAGTAAGACATACAGTTATTACTAATGGTACGGCAGCTTTGATCCCTAGCGGGACTGCATCTATCGTATGTTCAGTTGGTCAGGATTATTCTTTTGTAACTGTTAAGAGAACAATTATTACAGCAGAAATTGGAACAGGAACTGGCCAAACTCAGGATACAACTTCAAATCCTACTGTTGGGTTTTTGTTTGCTCAGTTTCAAGGAGCTTTAATTAAAGAAGTTACGGATATTTCTTTAAGAAAAAACAAAACCGCAACTAACGTTTCTGTTTTTGAATCAATATCGTGGGGATATGCTATTGATGCTACACACGGGATGTTTAGCAATCTTACATTTAGAATTGTTAATTATACAGACACTACGGCAACTGGGTTTAAAGCTGGATATTCTAGTATTTATTTATTGGATGCTGGAGGAGATGCTACTTCTAAAATTGCCAATGGAGACAGAGTTTTCATGACGGTAGAACTCGGAAATTCTTAAAATATTTGGGGGTATGTGAAAGCATATCCCCATTTTCTTAAAGGTTATAGTCTTAAATGGATGTATCAGAAATCCTTAAGCTTTTGGCTACGTTAAGCATCGGGTTAGATGATATTGACGTTACTAATCCTGACGATAGCGATGTCGTTGTTTTTATGAGATTTATTAATCTTGCTTACTTTGAATTGCTCCAAGCTACGATTTCTGAAAGTCCTATAGTTGTTAATTTGAACGAACAACTTGATTGCACAAATGGTGTGTTGTCTACCACATCTGAACCAATATTCATTCCAAAGGTAATTTATAACATTTCTACTAATTCTCCCTTAACAGGGGCGTTAGAAGAAGACATTTTGAAGTTCGATCCTGGTTTAAGGAAAACTGGCCTTCCTCTGAAATGGTATTATGCAAATGGTGTCATTAATGTTTATCCTTTAACAACCAGTTTAGTTAGTGCTGGGGGTGGCTTTGGCGTTAGGTATATTGCCCAGCCTTTTCCTTTGCTTTATAACTCTCTGAGTTCTGATATTTTAATACCTTCTTTATATCAGCAAGTCTTAGCAGATGGTGCGAGCTATTATGTGTTCCAGTCTGAAACTGGTTTTAAAGACCAAAATAAGATGTTATCTGCCCAGGCTAGATGGGAAGACGGCAAGAAGAAGCTATTTTCTTATATGAAGAATATAAGCGGTAAAAAAATCCTTTCTACGTATAGTTCCGTCTAATGATCCATGAAGGCGGATATGATATTATTGAGCTTTTCTCTGCATCTAAGGGCATGAACCAAAACATTGCGCCCGCTCTTTTGAATCAGGATTATTCCTATTACATTGAGAATATGATGCCTCAGTCTCTTGGCGAAGGCCAGGTACGATATGGGACGTCTGAGTTTTCCCATGTTCCTACGGATAAGATCATAGCTGCTTTCCCTTTTTCTTCTGAATCTGGCGCAAATCAGCAAGTTTTATATATGAATGGATTTGCTAATTTTGCAGTATATACAAACTTTCGAATTATTTCTTCTAACGTTATTAGGATAACAAGTCCTGATATTGCATTATTTAAACCAGATACCCTTTTAAAGCTTAATTATATTGATCTAAATGGTATATCCTCTGATTTATTTTATCGAATAAAATCAATAACTCCGGTACAAGATCATGACGATACGATTGATATTGAGTTAGAGGACAATAGTTTTCCTGATAACTTGGTGGATTTCTATATTGAAGCTGTTGATCCTGACCCTCAATATATTGATGTTAGTCATTTTAGTATTACCGTTCCTGACGATTTCATTGCTGAAAGTTATTATTTTGATGGACAATCTTAGAATTAAGCATTCAAGGCATAGTCTTTGATCTTGTGATTGCTGCTAATGGAATTAACGATACAATTCCAGGTCAAATAACTTTTACTGTTAATGCTAACATTCCACTTTTTGATGATGGAGATGAACGTTTATTAAGCTATCAGTCACGTACTCCTGAACTTAATACCCTCTTCAATTCTTATGGTTATATCAAGATTCTAGATGTTACGACTAATTCGTTTCTGGCTGCAACTCTTGATGATTTGTCCGTAGCTTGCGTCCCTCGTGCCGAATATTTTGCCAAAAACCTTTGGATTTACAACGGTGTGGATGACGTAATGACATGGGATGGGGCAACTTTAGAAGTATATGAAGAGCAGATAAAAGAAAGAGCGGGGTCATTTAATTGGATTGATGCGGAGCCAAATAGGAATTTCTCTTTTATCCCAGATGCTTCTTTTGACATTGCAAAATATGCAGTTGGTAAATCCATACGTTTGGTTATCATCCATTTAAATGCAATATTACAAGACCTTACGACTACTGTTGTGGCTATTACTCAGGTAGATGACCTGGTTACTATCCAAACAGCAGATGATATTGATGAATTTACTGGCCAAGATAAACTCACATTGTTCTATTTTGACAAGCCTCCTAAGTTTAGTTTCATGAAGGGTGCTCATGATAGGTTGTGGTGTCTACCTGCGGGTGCAGTTAGCCTTGAATATCGCATTCCTGATTTAGCTATGAGATTCTATTATTCATATAAGCCATTCAGCGATGAAGCGGATTTTAAGTTTTTTAATGAAAAAACAAAAACGGTTCCCAGTGAAGACATATCTGCAAAGCATGGTGTTGCTGATAACCTTGAGGCAATCGTACAGCTTTCAGGGAACCTTGTCTTTATGGGAAGACAGAAGTCCCAAGTATGGAGTGGCATTGACCCTCTAACAGAAGGTTCTGCTGATTATTTTAAATGGAGCGTAACGCTTCCTGTTGGCGTTTATCATGGCGACCTTATTGTTGAGTTGCCAAATGATGCTCAATTTCTATCCCAGAATGGCTTTGTTTCTTTTGGAACATTAAACATTGCAAAGCAATTCGCTGCTTCTAATACCCCTAATATGGATATATTGGCGACTAAATATCTTTCTACGATTGATAATAATTATCAATACCGGTCTTGTGCTTCTTTTAAATATCCTGGTGGCGGATTTTGTGGTTTCAAGATTGGCCAAAACGACATTATTGTCTCAAAGTTCCATTCCTCCTTCTTCTGGTGGGGGATCTTTTCAGGTGACTTCACTGCATCTAGTTGTTTTTTATCTACTTTAGATGATTGTCTATATTTATATGTTGGCAATAAAATTTACAGATATGCTGACGGTTTTGGTGGCTCTCCCATTAGATATGGTGATCAAGATGAAACCAGGTTTATAAATTTTATTGAAACAAAATACGTTAATAACGTTAAAAAAAGATATGCCAATAAAAGATATGAGGTTGAATGCGACTATTCTTCAAGCCTGATTGTTAATACTGAAAATATTATAAAAATATATATATCGGGCAATCTGCGTAATTCTTTTACCCTCGAGGGAGAATATAAATTGCCTTTGAAGGGTGATTTGTTAGGCACTATCGCTTTGGTTGATGGGGGTATTGCTGGTATTGACCCTCCTGATCCTACTGCATTGGGATTCCGTCTTGATTCTCCCTCTCATCCTAAAAAGGGACGGCTTAAGTTCTTGAGCAATAATTTTGCAGTTACGTTGGCTGGGCAAATTAAGAATGGTCCATTTATTTTAAAAAAGATTCGTTTATTCGGTATGGGGGAGAGATAACAAATGCCTAATATTAACAGACCAAACTTACCTTATGTTGGCGTTGCTCGACAGAATTACAATTATTTTAAATTGTTAACAGCTAACAAAAGTGGTGTCCCTTCTGAATCTTTAGACGGTTATTTTAACTTCTTTACTGATCAAGTCAATGATATTTACACAGCAATAGCTGGGATTAATGTGGGTGACCTGCCTGGCATCAATGACCCAAATAATGCTGGGAAGCTTCTTACAACTAATGGTGCGGGAACTCAATCTTGGACATTAGTTCAATCAAGCAATATTTTGCCCCATTCTATTACGAATGCTAGCATTTATCAGCAAACAATTACAGCTGCTGAGCTGGCTATAGGTGGTATTGGCCCTGATCAACTTGCTCCGAATTGCGTTACTCAGATTAAGATTTTAGACGGCAGTGTTACAGTCAATAAAATAGGCGCTGCCGCGGTCACAGAAGCCAAAATAGCTGATGATGCTGTCACAGAATTAAAAATAGAAGATAATGCGGTCACGACAGATAAAATCTTAGATGCCAATATTACAACAGATAAAATCTTAAATGCTAATGTTACATTACCTAAATTAGGTGCAGATGTTATTGCGCTCTTAGATGCTCTAATCCCTATTGGTTGTATTATGCCTTTTGCTGGGTCTGCTGGTGTGTCTCTAGCAAAATGGTTGGAATGTAATGGTCAAGCTGTAAACCGAGTTACTTATGCAACTTTATTTACAAATATCGCCACTCTTTACGGTGTTGGAGATGGTGCAACTACTTTTAACCTACCGGATTTCCGTGGCCGTTCTGGAGTGGGTATCGGATCAGATAATAGTACGGGTGGACGTATTACAAATGCGACAGCTCCTAATATAACTTTAGGTGAAACTGGTGTATTTGGCAGTGAGACTGTAACTTTAGATGTTACTCAAATTCCTGCACATACCCATTCAACTGGATTCCAAGCTAATGCTTCATCTGGTATGAATTTCGAAACGGTTGCGGCAGCAGGTTTCACCGAAAGAGCCACTGGTTCTACTGGTGGTGGTTTGCCTCACAGCAATACTCAACCTTCCATATTCACTAGATATTATATAAGGGCGCTATGATTACATTTGAAGCAATGGACAGATCTGAAATCTATTCATCCCATAATGCTCATTATGATGACAATGCACGTTATTTTAAAGTGCTCAAAGATAATCAGCCATTATGCATTTATGGTGTTTTATCTCGTGATGGAAATGTCGGTGAGGCTTTTTGGATTCTTGATTCGTTTGAAGACAATGTACTCAGCAAAAAGTTTTTTAACCATTTGTTTAAACATTGTTTTTCATTAGGTTACAAAGAGTTGTATACTTGGACGAGATGCGAAAGGCTTAGAAGCGTATTTAGACGGTTTGAGAAGTTTGGCATTGAACAATTAGATTTCGCTTGTTG